GGTTTACTACATATGAGTTTAGTGAGAGTGAATCAAAGGTGAAGGGGTATGCCAGGTAAGAGTAAGTATTATTGCGACAGGATTGTGAAATGTCCATATTACAGGAAAGAATCAAAGACCGAGATTAAGTGCAAGGGATTATGTGGTACACATACTGTCGAGGTATTTAGGGATGGAGCTGATAAGAAGAGTTACAAGGATGATTTTTGTAATGGATTTTATTGGAATTGTCCGGTTAATATAGCACTCAAGATTGATGAGGTTGATGAGGGTGTGTGAAGAATGTGCGTATATGGATTGGATGTGCGACTTGATGTGTCCATGTCCGGAAGAGGATTAGATTAGGGAGATGGTTATTCCATCTCTCTTTTGGGTGTGCTTTGATTTAGTGATGGATATTGTGATAATTGAGGAAGGGCATAAAAAAATCTAATGCTAACAGCAAAACAGGAAAGGTTCGTACAAGAATTAATAAAGGGTAAAAGTCAGCGAGAAGCTTATAAGAGTTCATATGATGCATCTAGGATGCTCGATAAGACAATTGACAACAGAGCATATGTCTTATTCAAAAAGAGCGAGATAAGAGCGAGATATGACGAGCTTCGTGCAGAGGTTGATGCCAAGACAAGTGATGATGCTGTATCAATGAGAGCATTCATAATTGAACAATATAAGAAGATTGCTTCCGGAGCGATTAGGGAGAGGTCATCTGAATATGATTCAGAGGGTAAGCTTGTTAAGACGAAGAATACAATCAAGGCATCTGATGTTGCATCAGCACTCAATAAGTTGGCTGAATATTATGGTGTTACTCCGGAAGTTAATGTACAGCATGATGTCACAGTAACATTTGCTGATGATCTGAAGGGATATGGTGATTAATGGCAGAGTTATTAATCAGTAAGCCAAGTGAGAAACAGGACTTATTCCTCAAAGATACACACAGATATGTGGGTTATGGTGGCAGCAGAGGTGGTGGTAAGAGTTGGAGCATTCAAACCAAGGTTAAAATACTCTGTCTTAAACACGCAGGAATACGATGTGCCATCTTCAGAAGGACATATCCGGAGCTTGAGAGGAATCATATAAGGGTATTAGTTCCGGAGTGCGAGAGAATCAAGATAGCAAATTATAACAAACAGGATAAGAGATTAACCTTCATCAATGGAAGTGTATGCGAGTTCGTATTTGCTCAAAGGGAAGCAGATTTGGACAAGATACAAGGTAATGAATGGGATGTAATCTTCATTGATGAAGCTACTCAATGGACAGAACAAGAGATAAAGATTATAACAGCCTGTAATCGAGGAGCTAATAGTTTTATTAAGAGATGCTACTTAACAGCAAATCCAGGTGGAGTAGGGCATCACTATTACAAGAGGATATTCATTGATAAGAAGTATAACGAAGGTGAGAATCCGGAAGACTATAACTTTATTCAAGCCAAGGTAACAGACAATACAGCATTGATGGAGAAGGATCCGGATTATATCAAGTACCTAGAAGCACTCCCACCTAAATTAAAAAAGGCATGGCTAGAGGGTGATTGGAATGTGCTTTCCGGAAGTTTCTTTGATGATTTCGTTATAGGAGATGAAGAATCACAGCAGAACAGGACATGGACTCATGTCATAGAACCATTCACACCACCTATATCATGGAATTGCATGATGGGTTACGACTTTGGATACCGAAAACCATTCTCTGCTGCATGGTACATGATTGATAATGATGGAAGGTTATACAGAATCCTAGAATGGTACGGATGCAATGGTGAACCGAATGAAGGTCTGCGACTTACTCCGGAAGAACAGTTCACCAAGATACATGAGATTGAAACCCAACATCCTTGGCTTAAAGGAAGGAAGATAAGAAGGATTGCAGATCCTGCCATATGGAATGCTGAAAGCGGTGAATCAGTAGCTGATGTTGCAGCCAAGCATCAAGTATGGTTTGAGAAGGGTGATAATCAGAGAATCAATGGGTGGATGCAATGTCATTACAGGCTTCAATTCGATGAGAATGGAATTCCTATGTTCTATGTGTTCAATACCTGCAAGGATTTCATCAGAACAATTCCTATGATGCAATATGATGAGCATAAGGTAGAGGACTTGGATTCAGATTTGGAAGACCATATAGCTGACGAATGGAGATATGTCTGCATGGGAAGACCAATCAAGCCTACCATCAGAAGAGAAGAAGTAATGCGTGGAGATGATCCTCTCAATCAGAGGATACCAAAACGCAAGAGCATATATGTTAAACGATGAAAGGAGATACAACATGAGATGTGCTGTGGATTTTGATGAAGGAAAATCATTATTTGACCAAGAGATAAGAGCATGGGGAGAGATGCAGAGGCTTGAGGAAGAACCATGCTACAAGGAATCCAATATTAAGGATGAGAAAGACAAAGAGTTCTTTCAAGGTTACAAGTTTGCATTCGATACAGTATGTAATCTTCTTGAGAATTCTGTTATCGATGAAACAATATCGGAAGATGCATCAGAACACTTACAGATATGCATGAGTGGAGAATTGGCAATGATGCTGTTCTCTATATTGGATAATCAATATTGCGAAGATGACGAGGAATAATCATGGAAATTAAAAATGAACCAAATCAGTATGTACAGCGAGGTCAACAGTATAATCGTCCTCATCGTACAGGCAGAACAAATAATGAAAAAAATAATAACGATGCTTTTAATAAGGGCATGACAGGTGCTGATATGCAAAGAGATACAGGATATCAGTATCAGCCTATGCCTGGACAGATTAGTAAAATGATGGAGTCATCTCCGTCTGACCCTCCACAGATGAATGCGACACCTTCGAATCAGAGTTCTTTTTCGCCAACACCTACGATTTCTTTATCTGATTCAAAGGGAGATGCTCCTATGATTGGGAAGGAACAAGTCCGTAAGGGCATGGAGATTTTGAAAAAATATAAAAAAGGCAAGACTCACCTAGAGGACAAGATTGTCCGGAATGAAAAATGGTGGAAAATGCGACATTGGGATTTACTTTCCGATGCCAATAACATGGATGATCCCAAACCTGCAAGTGGATGGCTGTTCAATACCATTATCTCTAAACACGCAGATTACATGGATTCGTTTCCTACATCAGATATCCTTCCTAGAGAAGAGGGTGATGTGGATGAAGCACAGAGGTTGTCATCCATTATTCCTGTGATAATGGAGCAGAATGATTATAAACAGGTATATTCTGATGAAGTGTGGTACAAGCTCAAACATGGAACAGGTGTTTATGGAGTGTTTTGGGATACGAGTAAGCTTAATGGACTTGGTGATGTTCTTATTAAGAGCATGGACTTACTCTCGATCTACTATGAACCAGGTGTGACAGATATTCAGAAGTCAGAAAATATATTCTCTGTAGAGCTAGTATCGAACAGCATCCTTGAACAGACATATCCTCAATGCAAAGGGGAATTATCCAAAACACAGGATACAGTTGTTAAAAAGTATTGGTACGATGAGAATGTTGATACAACAGGCAAGAGTGCTGTGGTCGATTGGTATTACCATAAGATGGTTAATGGCAAGAAGACTCTTCAGTATATCAAGTTTGTTGACGATATCGTGCTGTATGCCACAGAGAATGATACCAAAGTACCAACAGAAGTACAGAATCAGCCTGTAACAGATGAAAATGGGAAACCTGTATACGATGAGTATGGTGTTGCGATGACAACACAGGTTGAAGTTCCTACAGGCAAATCAATGGCAGAGAGAGGTCTGTACGATCATGGTCTGTATCCGTTCGTGTTTGACCGACTATTTCCGGAAGCAGGTATGCCTGTTGGGTTTGGTTTTGTTGATGTATGCAAACAGGCACAGACATCAATTGATGTATATAACAATGCTTTTGAAAAGAATGTTCAGTTTGTGTGTTCTCCTAGATACATTGTAAGGAATGATGGTGGCATCAACGAGGAAGAATTCGTAAATCCTCATAACCTTCTGATACATACAGATGGCAATCTTGGTGAGGACTCTATTGCTCCGGTTAACACACCTACGTTTATCAACTCAAATTATATAAGCATCCTTGATCAAAAGGTTAATGAGATGAAGGAAACAGCAGGTAACAGAGATGCTACAACAGGTGGAACACAAAGTGGTGTTACAGCAGCATCTGCAATTGCTGCAATGCAAGAATCTGCAGGTAAAACATCTAGGGATCAGATTGCTACCACATATGAAGCACATAAGGAAGTGGTTAATCTTGTTATCGAGCTTATCAGACAGTTTTACGATATGCCAAGACAGTTCCGTATCATAGGCGAGAGAGGGCAGCAGGAGTTCACACAGTATACCAACGATGGTCTTCAGCCACAGTATCAAGGTATGGAATATGGTGTGGACATGGGTTACAGATTGCCTGTATTCGATATTGAAGTCAAGGCAGAAAAAGAGAATGCATATACACAGATGTCACAGAATGAGTTAGCTCTTCAGTTCTATAATCAAGGGTTCTTTAATCCACAGTATTGCGACCAGGCACTAGCCTGTATAGATATGATGGAATTCAAGGGTAAGAGCATGGTGGTAGATAAGATACAGGAAAATGGTGGTATGTATCAGCAGATGATTCAGATGCAACAGCAGATGCTTCAGATGTCACAGATGATTGATCAGTTAAGTGGTGGCAAGACCAACATGGCTGATTCAATGGCAGCTACCATTAATGAAAGAATGGGGAATGTATCAGCAAGTCCGGAAGGAAATGCAAAAATGCCATCAGCACAGGGTAGTGACATTGTAAGCAAGGCAAAGGAGAAAGCAGCTTCAGCTACAGCACCAAGATAATGACAGAAATTACGATTTATAAATTTGGAGATGAGTTCTCCATTGAATGCAAGGGTCATGCAGGATACGCAGAGCAAGGCAAGGATATTGTCTGCTCTGCCTGTACGATCCTTGCTCTCACGTTAGCGGAGAGACTGGAAGAAATGTATGATGAAGGCTTCTTTCAGGAAAGACCAAGAATCATACTGGAAGAAGGGAAAGCAGAGATAAGCTGCCTTCCGAAGAGATCTTCCGAAGAGGATGTTTACTCATTATATAAGCTGATCCAAACAGGGTACTGGGTATTACAGGAGACCTACAGAGATCATGTCAAATTAATCAGATTCGGAGACACATAGTCTTACGATAGACGGATTCGTCCACCATACGGACAGGAGGACATTATATGTCAATTATTAGTTTTATCCGAAAGCTGGGTCTTCAGCTCTTTGCGGAGGGCGGAGATGGTGGCACAGCAGACGGAGCAAGTGGTGTAACCGAAGGTGTTCCCAGCCTTCCCCAGAGAGGCGCTAAAAATCCTCTTGC